CCAAGTTAATTCCACTTGTTGGAAGGTTTACACCTGTTTGACACAAGTATGTGGAATTTGATGGTGAGCCGCCACCCGCACCGTTAATTGTGATGGAGTTGGACGCTTGAGATAACGTAATGTTTGATCCCGCAACCAAGTTAAGTGATGAAACTTGAGTTGTTCCACCACCGTTAATGCCGACAGCCAAACCACCGTTAATTGTTACAGATCCAGATGCCTGCGCTAATGTAACGTTTGTTCCAGCGATTAGATTTGCAGTAGACGTTTGTGATACAGCACCACCGTTGATAGATAGGCCAATGGTTGGGTTAGAAAGGGTTAATGTTGCTGTTCCGCTAGCAACTGCCATTCCAACTGTATAGTTGGCTGCATCCACAACGTTTAAATTGCTTGCTGGGCCCAAGTTTGTTCCGTTGTGAGAGAATGTAACAACACCACCACCGGACGCCCAACCAAGTGTGCCATTGGAATTTACAGACAAAACTTGTCCAGTTGAACCAGCGTCCAATGAAGTCCAAATTCCTGCATTTCCTACAATTAAATTGCCTGTTGTTGGTGTGATATCCGCAAGCTCGAGTAATCCAGCAGATGCAGAAACATTAACATCAACACGATTGTTACCACCGTTATCTGCTGCAACAATGTTAATGCCAGGACCTGGAACAAAGTTGAGGTTTGACCTTGTTCCCGATGCGATTGCTCCACCAACAGAAACAGATATTTTTTGTTTGCTTGTATCTGAAACAACATCAAGTGATGGGTTTCCTGAAAGACCAGTCGCATTTGTAATGAAAATTGTGCCAGATGAGTTCAAACCACGAGGTGTAACAGTAGAAACACCATCAAATGCGAGAAAACCAACGGTATTCATAGCTGCCAAAGATGCCAAAGTAAGCGTTGGGGCTAATGTATAGCTCCCACCAGGCCCACCATCAGAGAATTGCAAGTTCGATGTTGTCGGATTGGATGTGAGCAAACGACAATTGGGCAAATCTGCTGTGTCGAGCTGAGTAACGAGATATGTGGGTGTGTTTGGAGCATTGGACATGGGGCAATCCTTTAATTTGGAGTGATAATTTTGAGAGACATGGAATCATTACACACAAGAACCTTGTTGTTGTTTGGAATGATTATGTTAGTTGCGTAGTTATTTACAATCTGAAGGCTTAAATTAAAACCTCCAGTTGTTTGGTTAAACACAAAAAAATCATTAAAAGTAGCTGGAACTGAAACAATAACATTTCCAGACAAGTCGCCATTGAACACAAAGTTAATATTAGAAAATTGCTGTTGCGTCAACGTAACATCACCAGAGCTCACATCCAGAATTAGGATTTGAGGTTGTATCGTATCAATCTCATTGTCTGGCCTTGCCTTAAGCAAAGGTGGAGGATCCAAACGAATAAGTGGGATAAGGTCTTGAGCATTTGGCTTGTCATAGAACTTGGGATTAACCCTGTACCCTGTTTTAACAAGGCCGCGACCACGATAAACCATCTGATCGCGCATCATTTCCTGCTGCACCATTAATCCGCTATAGTCGCATCGACCGATACCTCTAGGGTCTTGCAAGCTCATTCTTGTATATTTTCCGTGGTTCCTAACTCTCATAAGCGCCTCACGATGAATACATAGTAAAGTCAGGTTGGAAACGAAGACTTACACCTTGGTAATCGGTAAGAGCAGCCACTTGGAAAGCCTCGACAGCATCTTGTTTCGATTGCTGGACACGATCTGGGGCAAATTTAACGGCCAAACGCGCCGATATTCCAGCGACAAGTGCGTCATAAAAACGCTGTGGCACATCAAATTGTTGAAACAGCAATGTGACATCTTGTGAGTACTGATAAGCAGTATACAAAAGCGCATTGAACTGTCCAGAAACGTTTGTAGGACCAAGAACTGGCCATAGCGTTATGGTTGGCTGAATTTGAGCATTAAAAAAGTAACTACTTGGAAATCCTTGGTTGTTTTTTGTAGGGATTTGCATCCATTCGGTATATGACAACGCCTCTAATGTTCTGTCACCAGTCCCAGTTGTCTCAGATTGGTTAAAATATATCTGCTGGATTTGGAGCGTCGCTCCTTTTGTCTCTCTTATTCTCCAAGCGCGGGCATTAACTGTATTTTCAATAACGAACCAAGTTACTTGATTGCCAAAAAATGTTTGAGTTGGCGCTTGATAAGCGTTAATCCAATTTGTGCCATCAAACGAGTAATCAACTGCAAGCGTGTAATCAGATTGCGCCTGCAATGGTGAGATTCCCACGTATTGAATTGAAGGTGTTATTCCGGATGACGCATAATCATATGATATGAACCCATTAGGGCTTGTTTGGACACAGCCAGCAGTTATAGATGGGTTAAAACAGTTTGCAGCCGATCCGCCAGAACTAGAATATGCAGTTCCACCAGTGTTTAAACGAATGATTTGAGACACAATCACATCAACAACGCGAGTAATTGTCTTGGGCAAAATATAAGTTGGCTGCCCAATGTACAGACTTGTCATGAACCTTTTCCGTGTCCATGAGAGAGGAACTCTGCCTTGCCATGAAGTCAATTCTAGATTAGCTGACATAACCGCAGATTGAGCTTGAAGACCGACAACATCGTTTCCGATGATGCCAATCCTCTCAAAAGACTCTCTTATAAGATCGTCAATCTGCGTGTTTGTACCAAAAGCATAAGAATTGCTTGTCGCCATTTAGTGATGAAAACCTCTAAGAGTTTCTGCCAAACGAGCGCGCTTGCGCGTTAATGGATTTCTTGAATGCTCAGCTTTCATAAGCTTTGCTTCAGGAATCTTCTCTCCCGCCTTAACGTGAAGAGTTTTGCGCAAAGCGCCAGGCTTTTTAATAGCTCCTTGAATCCAAAGATGCTCTTCACCACCGTGAGCGTGGTGCCGACGAGTGGTTCCACCCGTTTTAAAATGATCTTTTTTAGGAGCTGATCTGCCTACATTTGGCCCAAACTCATGAGGCTCATCAAACCTTTTTGCGGGCTTTCTTTTCTCAATAAGACGCGCATTTTCATAAATGCCATCGTCTTTTGGTTTTGGACTACGGCGGCTAGATTTATGCGGCAATCCATACTCAACTTGAGATTTCTTTGCACCAAGCGCCTTTAATGATGGTTCTGTTGTCAGGCTTCCATGAGTAAGGCTGCCTGATTTCCTTTTAACATCACGAACCATATCTTCTGATTTGGTTCTTCCACCACGTGATCGTAGCAATGATGGCATGCGCGTTCTATTCATCATGAACGTATTCCTTGTTCTAAAACTGTGAAATAAAGAGTTTCACCAGCATTTGCTTGAATGTTTGCCCATGTAATAGCAACAGGATATGCCGTTGTCAGGAGCTGATTCGTTGTTGCCGCAACTGCACCGACAGAAAATGCGGGAATGGCCAAAGCATATGGTGAAATATTGCCTTGGTTGTAGTTAATCACATACGGTTTTGTGGCAGAAACATAAACTGTGTGCGTTAGTGTGGTCCGATTATATACAGCTGTTTGATACGTTGTGTACCAACCAGTTCTGTCATAATCCATCATCATGTATTGTGTGATTCCAGCATTACCAAAACCAGCTGACAAACCATTGGCCGCACCACTAATAGCAATGCTATTAATTTGCGTGTAAATGTTGGCAGATTGAATTGTGTTGGCATTTGGACCCGCAATAATTTCAACAATCGGAGAAGAAACAGATCCAGTTGGGTTTCCATTGCCGTCCACTGCACTACCCAAACCATTAATGGTTAAGTTAACACCACTAAGATTGTTAGCGCTTGTAAAAGAAATTTTACGCGCCACGCCATCATAAACATATGGTCCGTATGTGCTGATAGGACTATTGGGTTGGTTGGAATTCAAAATGAGATTCCCCGCCCCAGTGTAGTTCTGGAGCGAGGAAATAGTCGCTGTATTGCTTGAAGCGGGGGCCCAAACTATTACGCGCGGCTGACTCATATTACACCGATCCTGTGTAGTATTGAGCTACACCATACAGATCGTCTTTTGTCAGGAACGGAACAGTATTTGTCGCAGGTGGAATTGCACCTGTCCCTTGAGGTTGCCCACCAGCAGCGAGTTGGTTTTGGAACTGATCTGCTCCAAACACATAAGGTGTGTAAACAAGCCTTCTTGTTCCATCAGGCAAAGGCCCCCATGTTTCATTCGTTCCGTCAGCCTTTAGACCCGGAAGCTGAATGAGACCACGAACGTCTCCCGTGATGGCTGTTGCTGGAGTTGTATCAGCGGCAGCAACTAGATTTTGACCAGCGTTTGGCATAAACCAGCCAACAACAGACGTATCAGCCACGTTAGTAGATGTGATTGTAAATCCAGAACGGTTTGACGTTGCTGTGAGATACAAGCCACCAATGTTAGCGGGTGTTGCTGATGTAAGTGTTGATGTCTGAACGTTAGCGCCAGTCACATATGCGGGAGTTGAAATAGCAGCTGTTCCAGCAACTAATGTAGCTGTTCCACTTTGTGAAAGCATGCTATTCCCAGCCCACGAAAAGTTAGATGCGTAGCTTTTTTCTTTGATTGCATACGGCAAACCGAAAATGTTTGTCGTTTGAACCTGAAGAGTTCCGCCAACACCGGTGGAGCCATTTACATAAATTTGCGTAATTCTGTAAAAAGCTTTTGCGGCAGTTCCCAAGTTTGCAGGATAGATGCCAGGCGCTTGAACAGTATAGACAGCTTGAAGTGGGAATCCATACCAATCTGTTCCAAAGATAGTTACGCTTGTTGCTGCCGTCATTGCTGCGCCAGATACCACAACAGCGGGAACACGAGGCCAATCAAACTGTACGTAAAATTGATTGTTAGATCCAAGAAGTTTTGTGGTAGCAAAAGTATCTTGCGTAAGGGTAAGGTTTCCAGCCGCGACAACAGCCGTAGCAGCAACAATATTCCCTACTGTTGAGTTGTATGGAACAATGTCCCATGTATTATATGGTGTATAAAGAACCCCTGGACCAAATTTATCGTAATAACCAGTAATATACTGGTTATTAGCGTCTACAGTTGTAGAATTAAGGTTTGTATAGGATGGCCCTGAACGCAGGCCATCCGTTACATATGTTCCAAGAGGAATATTAGTTGCTGGTACGAAAGCCATGCCTATTCTCCCTTTTTAAGCGCCTTGTGAGCCGAATACCGCACGCCAGTTGGAACAACCAAAACTATAACGCTCGATTGCACGAACGGTTACGTTGTCAGTCACCACATCTGTAATGAAGTCGATATCAAGATTTTCACGGAGATAGTATTTAAATCCGTTTTGTTGGTCAGTCAGAATGAACCAAGCGTTTGGATTGGTCAAGAACTGGTTGACCAAGTAACCGCCAGGCATGTATTTGTCATGCACCAATGCATTGATATCGTTATTGGCTGTGTTTGTCTTGTATTCTGACTTAAAGATGCGGGCAGCTTGGAACGCCAATTTCTGTGGCACCAAAGCTTTCACTGACTTTGTGTCAATTTGAAGACCAGCAACGTTTTGCCAACTGCGGATTGTGCTAATTGCATCTTCAACAGCTGCTTCCGTAAAGCCAACACCATTTGTAAAAGTGTTAGATAATGCACCAGTAGCAATTGGGTGAGCTGTTGAACACAAAGGCTGACCATCGCTTACTGTTGAGTTAGCGTTAAACGCATTGTTGAAAATGTATGCTGCGTTAATGTTCTTGAGTGTCTCAAGAGAATTGCGCAACTGCATTGCTTGCTCTGGGAACTGGCTCTTGTATAGGTTGTCCAAAATAGCCGCACGAGTAATTTGGAATGAGATTCCATAGTACTGGTGAACGTAGCTTGTTTGGTAAGCCTGGTTCATGCTTGAGCTTGCAACTGGTCCGCCATCAGCCTTTAATTGGGCCAATCCGAGACCTTGCATTTCCATTTCGTATTCAACGGCTTTGTCTGATCTGTGGATCTTGTAAATATCCTTCCAAAGAGCTGGAAAAATATTATAATCTCCAAACACATCTGCCAAATCTGGCCTTAGAAGACTTGGTATATTACTGCGATTTATTAATGCCATTTTTTATATTCCTCTAATTATATGCCAGCTGGACGTGTTGCATAAAAGTGGTTCTGAATGATGACCTCAGCATTGTTGTATCCAACGTTTGCTTCATTCCCTGTGCGCGCAACCAATCGAATAAGCTTTAGGTTATTTGTAGCTGTCGTTGCGAGCGTTCCTTGATCAAGCGAAGCAGTTGAAATACCTGTGTTGGTATTGCCTGCACCCGCGGCCACATTTGCTGTATTGCCCATGTTGCCCTGATTAAGACCAGGTGTTGCGTTTGTTTGAATATCGAATACCGTATTTGGATCATCAATTACAAATGCAGTAACAGGTGAATTGTTTAGTGTTTGCGTTCCAGCGGGCCAATAAGGACGACCAGGGCTAGCTGGGTCAATTGGGTTTGCTGATGTTGGTGTAACGTATGAACAACCGTCAAAAACGCCCACAATGGACGCTGACTTTGCTACAGGACCCGTTTCAAACAATGAAACAATGAAACCGTTTTGGTTCATTACAACGGGATCGCCACGGAAAATGCTTGTTGCAGTATTTCCAGTTGTTGGATCAACAAAGTAGGGGTTTGTTTGGCCACTCCAAGTCGCTGCGGTGAGGGTCTTGGTAGCCTGCAAGCCCCATGGCTGATTTTGGCCATAAGACATAATAGTACTCCTAAATTTAACAATAAAAATTTGATTGAAATTTAAAGTACGCTTGAAGCAGCGCTTCCAAAATCACAATTTCGGCATGATCTTGGGAGGAGAAAAAGGGTGCATGATCGCTTGGATCAAGATTAGCTGCGGGGTCTCCAACGCCACGCTAATTATTCAATAATTCATTGTAACAAAGTTTCTTGGGCATCCAAAATATAAAAAAAAGGCACCCAA